CGTGAGCGAGAGCGTACTCCTCGACGGCTCCCTTGAGGGAACCACCCTTGACAGCAGACGCGACGATGCCCTTGACATCCTCGTGGCTGAGCTCAGGCTTCTCGCCCTTCTTGGTGTCGCCGTTCTGCTCGAAGACGTTGCGGGACATTTCGTTTCCTTCCTGGTGGCTGAGGTCGTCCTCGTTGGTGTCGGAATGTGCGGCGGCGCCCTCGAGAGCGACCCCAATCATGTACGCGACAACGTTCTTCTGCTCTTCGTCCAACGTGTCGTAGACGTCCTGCACGGTCTTGTCCTGGTGGACGAGTTCGAGAGCAGGCTTCTCGATCTTCTTCTCTTCCTTCGGCTTCAGATCCTCGTGCTCAAGGGTCAGACCGGTATAGATAACGGCCTCGTCCTCGAGCAGCTCATCGTCACCATCGGAGTGCGTGAGCGTGACGTTGTCGATCAGTGCGCCAGGATTGGCACCCGAGAGAACCAGGCTGACCTCACGGATCGCACCATGAAGAACCTGCTTGGACTTCTCGACGAGCTTGTTGGCGTAGATGGACAGCGCGGTGATGTCGCCGTGCTGAACCAGGACCTTGGCGCTCTTGCCCTGGTCGGTCGTGTTGAAGAAACCGTAGGCGTAGACACCATCCTCACGGTTCTCGAGGATCGCGTGTCCCAGAACGTTGCCCGCGTCGTTGTGCCCGTGCTGCCAGACGAGCGGCACCTTCATACCGTCCTGCGCCTTGAAGGCGTGAGGCATGATGGTACGGCCGTCGGAGCACTTAAGGCCAGCCTTGGTGGCGTAGCCACTGAAGTCGGCTCCCATTTTGGCTGTCTCCTTTCAGTTCAGTGTCAACGGCCGATTGCCGTCTAGAGGATTGACTTGTACTGCATTGGGATCAGGCTGAGGCATGTTACTGTTCACAAGCTTGTCGGCCTTCGGATCCTTGGACGGTTTAATGCCAACGATGTCACGCATCTCGTTGGAAGAAAGGATCTCGTTACGAGTGAACTTGTCAGCGATCTCTGCAATGTCATTGATCGGGACCAACTTGAACGGATCCCGGAAGTATTTGATCGTTTGACGCTGCGAACGCGCAGTCTTGGTCAGGAAGGAGCGACGCATGGCCTCAACAATGGCTGCAAGAATCGGCTCGATGGTACGGTTGTTGTAGTTCAGCATCGCCTTTTCGTCGGCTGTGCCGTTCATGACCTCTGCGGTCAAGCCCAACTGACCATAAAGCATCTCGGTCAGATACTCGATCTGCTTGAGTAGATTGTTCTCTGCAGGACGGTTGAGCTGCGTGATCTTCTCGGTTCCGTCCGTGTAGGCAATGCCGTACTGGCTGCCCTTCAACTGGAACTCGATGTCCTTACGTCGTTGTTCGGCCTGTTGGCGTCGAGCCTCGGACTTGATGACGTAAGGAAGCTGAATGATGATGTCCAACTTGCCCGAACCGGACTGTTCGTCAGCCGTGTCCAGCAAGTTGAGCTTTCGGATCAGTCGCTGGAGAGTCGAGTTGGGCTCGTTCATCACCGCATAGAGCGGATTCTCAACTATAGCCACGAACTTCTTCTCGAGCGTGACTTCTTCTCTGCGTCCGGTAACCTCGTTATAGAGATTGACCTTGATGTGACGCGGATACCAGGCGATCACTTCGCCGACTCGCAACGTCCGAATGTCGAAACTTCCAGAGATCGCAGGATTTAGCGTTGTGTCCACAGGAACGATCGCAGCAACACCTCTGTCGAAGAGTGTCATTGCGATGTCCTGTCGAAACGCTCGAGCACCTTGATCCATGTTCGCTTCGAGGGTCAGACAGTTGTTCAGCCCGCTATCCATGTCCTCGACATAACGATCATTATCGTCGAGTCGAATATGCTTGATGGCAACCGAGGCTACGTCCACGCCGATACGAGTATAGATCGAGGAGATGATGGAACGCTCGTTCGAGACCTGAATCCGCACACGGTCTGGGCGAGTGCTGTACGCAGAACCGTAGTTACCAGTGAGATTCGGAAGATTGTTGCGGTCATCCTGGCCTGCGAAGGCATTCCACGCGTGCTTTAGCCGTTCACTTAAGCCCGCCATTTGTCACCTCCCTTCCTTGGACAGAGTCACTGGTTACTTCCGCTTGTCCGAACGTACGAATTTCTGATTCGGCGTCGGATTGAGAACGTACGATCCCGACTTCGGGTCTTTGGTGGCGTAAATATCCGTATAACGAACATTCATCATGCCACCTCGAGACATGTGATTCACGAATTCTTTACCAGTGACCACGGTTGGAATCGGACTGCCATTGCTCACACCGATCAGCACATCCGGATTGTCCACAGCGGTTTTGAGTAGATGTTCGGCCTTCTTCTGATAGAAAGCCTGCTTTTCGACTCGAACGTCTTTTCTAGACAACTTGACGGGCTTACTGGCAGCTTTTGCTTCACGCTTTGCAGTTGCTGTCTTAACGCCCTGCGTTCCGGCATGCTTCTCACCGAATCCACCAGGACCACCGCCGTGGTGCTCAAGGAAGGCCAATGCCTCCTCGTACGTCGGCTCACTCACTCGAATGCCTCCTTGTTCGCCTTGTAGGCTACGTAGGCGTCCATGAGAGCCGCCACGTTGTCGATCTTCTCGTCTTGACGACGCTTCAACAGCTTTCGGTTGCCGTTCGTATCCTCGATCGTGATCGCATTACCCATGGCGAAGGTCATGAGTGCTTGATCGAAGATGAGCATTCGTTCACCACTGAGAATTTTGAGCTCACCAAGCGGAACCGACTCGGTACGAGCACCTTGTAGGACCTTCTCAATGCCGAACGGACCATTGTCCTGTTCCCAACGAGTAACGAACTCCTTGGCGTTGTACGGGTCGAATCCGAGGCATCGAACGTCGTATTCGGACAAGGTGATGTAGGCATCGAGATCGTCGTAGACCTCCATCATGTCCAGAACGGTTCCTTCAAGGACGTGGAGACTTCCCTCGTTGATGAATTCGTCGTACTTCATTCGCATGGCTCCAGGAAGCTTCATCAGCGTCAGAGAAGTGATGTAACTTCGAGTCTTGACTCCGAACTTCCCATTCCTCAGCGGGAAAAGAAACGTGAAGGCACAGAAGTCATCGCCCTGCGAGAGGTCCGCACCAAGCGCACACGGCATCTGCCAGAACTTCTGAGGACGATGCGGGAGCGTCTCCTCGTACGTGAAGAAGTACGTGTAGCCCTCCATCGGGATTCCGAAACGCTTCGCTAAAATGTCGTTGCGTGAGGCAGGGGCTTTCTCCGCGCGTTCGACATCCAGATGGTACGTCTCGTAGGTAACAGTCTTTCCAAGGTTCGGATTCGCCTTCAGCCATGTCGACGGATCACCAACTTCTTCAAGTTCATCCAACTTGTAGTGCCAGATCGAGACATGCGGCGCCATGTACTCGCCTCGAAGAATGTCGGCTAGTTCCATTTTGATGGTATCGCCGGAACCGTTTCGGACTGTTCCCTCAGAGCTGATCGCAACGATCAGATAGTCGTCCAGTTTCGAGGCACCCTGTTCTACGGCACCTACGACGTCCTCCCTGAGGTCTCCTGACAACCATTCGTCGATGGTGGAGATCTTCGGTCTCAGTCCTTGAAGTTTGTTGATGGCCATCGGACGAACCTCGATCATCGAGCCCGTCAGAAAGTTCTCAATACCCTTCTTGGTGGACGCCAGCTTGACACGATTGGCTCTTGAACCCGTGGTGTTCTGCAGAGAGCCTTCGGTGAGGAACTGGAATAGCGGACCACGGCTCCGAGTGATAGAAGTCCTACAAGGACTCATTACCTCGTCGGCCTGCTTCATGGTCGGAGCCGTGGTGATCTGATGGGTGGTCGACGTGTCCACATTCAGGAAGTAACTTTGAATGCAGGACGCGTACATCGACTTTGCCGCACCTCGAGCAACGATCAGGTACTGCTTGGTGACCAATCGCTTCTTGATCGTCTTGTTCACGAACTTGCCTGGACCTTGATTGGTCGGATGCGGCACGTAAACACTACGCTCGACGAAGTAGTACCAGCCGAAGATCTGTTCAGCCCAGACTTTGAACGAATCAAGCAGATGAAGGTCGCTTC